CTTACCTGTGGTAGGAGTCTCGGCCTCATCGTCAAGCTTGAAACCATTAACTTCATTCTTGTAATAAGTCTTGTCATCAGTGGCATTTCGCGTCTTGTAAACATCAACCTTTCGGCGAACAGAAACTGTGACATGCTTACCTTCAAAGTTTTCGACCGAAGGAATCTCACCAGTTGTCAAAGCATGACCATTACCAGTGGCCTTGAGGAACTGTGCAAGGAACCAGTTCTGAGAACTACCATTCTTACCAACAATATTAAAGAGCATCACATTAAACCACAGCTTGCGATTTTCAAAAGCCTCGCCTTCTGAAATCGTGGTTTCAACCTTGAACATAGGCTTGCCAGCATTAGGCCCGCTCTTGACTTCTGTAATTTCGATATCTGTGATATCGACCTCATAGAAACCAGAGGGCAAGGGCTCAAAACCCTTGGCACCAGTAGTAGCAATATCGTCCTGAGTAAAGTCGACCTTTAATGCAGTCATTTTAATTAGTTCCAATCATTGTCATTTTGTTGTAAATAATTTCCATTGTCGGGTCCACAGTGTAGAGCCCGAGATTCCCCGAACGATCCTTAGCAACAGCGGTTTCTGTGGCCTCTGTCAACAAGACTCGAACATTCTTGTCTTCGCCTGTATCAGGATCGGTGATTTCTTTCATGTAGTAGAAGAAAACTTCGTCGAATAGAGCTGCCGCTTCTTTCTGGAACTTGCCAGTGAACAACGGCCTCTTTAAGATGTTGCCTTTCTTATCCTTTTCTTCAGCTAATAGCGCAGTCCAAATAGAATTAATGGGGAGTCTCTTGATATCCCGAACAAACTTGCGCATATGTTCAAGACTCAAACCCCATTCATCCCAACCTGGCTTATCAGCTGTGGGAGAAAGGCCAGCCTTTTTCATGATGTAGTAAAGATTAATTTTTTGAAGCTCAGTATGAGAATCCCATACCACAGTCTGATAGCCATGATCGGTATCAGACAACGCCTCTCTAATTTTCTCTACTTCTTCCCAAGTCTTAACTTGAATTACGTCAACCTTAGGATAAGTCTTGCGAAGAGAGTTTGTGCCAAACTCAACATCAACAATTAAAACCGGTCTCATCTGTGGTACAGCATCTGCTGAGCCTGCAAAAACAGTTTTGCCTACGCCAGCATCCCCATAAATGAAAATGTCATAGTAAGCATCCCGCTCTTCCAGTTTACGGATTTCCAATCCACCGAGAGATTTAGAAGTTAGTGTAATTATGTCACCCCCTCTCACTATAGTAGTGCTCTAGATATCGAGCTACGCCTTCAGCTCGAAACTTGTTAAAGCTAGAATAGTTTAAACCAGTCTTGGTATCTGAAACTTGATATTCAACGCAAGCTGGCTTGCGAGGGACCAGGTAGATTTTTTTTCCTGTTTGTGTTACCTGTAATCTTTTTTCTGCTGGCATTAGGAATCTCCGTAACTACTTTATTCCACAAAACATAATAACGCTTAGCCCACATTTGAACTAAAGGATCATGGCACCAATTCATCTGAGATTCAATTGTTCCATTCTTGAGCTGATCCTTTAGCTCATAGAGAATATTTCGAGTTCTCATCTTTAACCTCATAATAGTGGGGCCGCTTTTCAAACATAACTTCAATCAGCCCAGACGGGTCTTGACCATTCATTCGCTCAATACATGGCGCCCTAAACTCACAAAACTTACAACCAAACTTAGTTGGCGTAGGATATTCTTTAGGGTGTTCAATCATTTCTGTTGCCACAGAAACAAGGTTTTCATAGAAAACCTTGAACGCTGCCTCATCTCGACGCATCTTATTTAGCTTGAAATAATGATCAGTACCGCGTTCTTTGAGGAACTCGAGATAATCAATATACAATTCAATTGGCTCATTGTTAGCCCTAATGGCTTCTACCATCAGCTCAAAAGATGTATCTTGATTCTTATCTGTGGAAAGCAATCGACCTTGATATCGCCTACCCAAAACCTTAGGTGGCTGTGGTACGGCTTTCTTCAGTTCAAAATACTGGAAACCAGCAACATCTAATCCAAGCATCCACAGAGCTAAGAGATACAGATTAAGCTGTTCGTCATTCTCTAGCCATTCATAATCATCAGAGATGGCACGAACATTTTTCCAATCACGAATCCAGACCTTATTAGTATTCTTATCTCGTAAAATGAGGTCAATCTTACCCTCAAGCACAACAGGTAAGCCGTCAAACCCAAAACCTTCTACACTATCTTCAGTGGCGATCATCCACTTTTCCCAGCGATTATAGCACTGGATACATCTACACTTAAGCTCACCTAGACGAACAATGAAGTTCTTCTCAGTATAAAGAGGTTCGAGGTCTTTGTCGATGACAGGCCGAATATTTTTTGCGTAGTAATCGAGCATCTTCTGACCTAATTCAATACGCTCTTTGTAATCTTGCTCAATTTCTTCACGAGACCTAAACGGGTCCACAGGAACAGAAGCCAACTGCTTTTTGCACTCTGTAACAAAAGCACTTTTAGAAAGAGTTAATAGCTGTTCCTGTGGTACAGTTACATACTGTGGACTCATAAGATATTCAAGACCTAAATGCATCGCTGTACCAAACTCAAGCGGCTTTGCTGTGGTTAGCGGATACAGCTGATCTTTGAATTTCCAATCATGAGCCCATACGCATTTTTTATAATCACGAATCTCAGATACATGAATCTCATGGAACAACCGATATTTAATTTCATGTTCTGCTAGTTCAAACTCTGTCTCCGACATTCGCTTTCCTAAAATTTTCGATTAGATTTTTTCCAAAGCTTGGATCACGATGATAAAACCTAGAATAAGAGAAACCGTTTGGTAATGTAATAGTTTCCCCACCGACATACCTACCACAGGTTCTGCAAATAGTCCAACCACGAGAACTATCAGTTACAATCACGCCACCATATTTAATGTTAGGCAAACAATTCTTGCCCTCACAAAATAAGGTTGGTCGCTTATACACTGCTTTAAGATGTGGATCGTTCTGATATGCAAAAGCTTCTTCTTCATCCATAAACTCAAGCATAATGACCAACGCCATGGTTCTCCTAGTCTATCACACGTGTCAAGTGTTGAGCGTTCAACTAATCTTGTGGATTTTTGTCTAGCCCAAAAATATCATTCATCCAGCTAATAGCGTCTTCAACAATCTCAGCATTTCCCATGCCTTTATAGGACCATTCCTTAGACACCTTAGGGAAAGAAAGAGTTGTTGCGTCGTCCTGAATTAATTTAATTTCAATTGTGGTCATTTCTTATCCTTAGGCACATAAACAACCTTGAACTTACGAACCTGAATCAAACCTTCAAGCCAGTCAATAAGCTGATCCCAAGTAAACTTGTACTGAGTCTGGGCAACCCCTGTGGTTTTGTACCAATAACCACCAGCCTTAATTGCAGCAAACGAATACCAGATACCGCGCACTCGATACTGAGATTCCCACTTAATGATTGTGCCATCAAGCTCCGGTTCATCTCCGTACTTATCGAAAATACGCTTTTCCTTTTCAAGCTGCCGCGCAAGTTCCTGTGCCAGGATTTCACTGTACTTCATATTCTTCCTCATAATCTGCCAGTTTGTAATATATATTAATGACGAGCAATCGTAATCACAAATTACTGTTTCAGTACTAATAGATGGTATCTCACGCAGATATTCTTGGTAAATGTCGTTCATGCTACATCCAAAATCTTCTTAATGTTATCCCATTTGAAATGTAGGAGCTTTTCTCTATCTTGATCCACAGTATTCTCTGCTTGAATATCAATGATCGTCACTCGATTGTTTTGTCCGCCACGATGCAAGCGATCTTCGGCCTGCTTATTCTTGATAGTTTTGAATGAGCGATCTAAGAAAACGGCAATGTCACAAACATCTTGTAAACCATCAATACCCTCAGCCGCCGCTTCAATTACTCCGACAATGACTCGGTATTTTTTCTTCTGGAAATCTTTAACAATAGTTTGTCGACGCCATTCTGGAGTATCCCCAGATAGTACAACAGATTCGACGCTAGACTTATTAAGCTCATTGACCGTAAGGTTCGCCATTTTTTTCGAAGACGTGAAAACCAAGAATTGTTTGTTATCATATTCAGTAACTAATGCTTTCAAGATATCGTACTTAGATGACGGCATAGTCAAGTCCACAGTACCGTCATCTTTAATAACTGGCGTAGCTAATGTCATCTGACTAAGTCGAGTCAGCTGCGCAATAATAATTGGAGCAATCAATGGAGTATCATCCTGCTCACCAAGCCAGGCTACCATATTAGCTTCCATTTCATTATAAACCTTGCGCTGCTGATCACTAAGTTCCACAGTCAATGTTTCATAAGTCTTCTCTGGCAGCCATTCCATGACTCCATTAGGATGATGAACACAGCATTGTTCCTGCTTAAGATGGCGCACATAGAATGGCTTAATAGAACGATGCAACAACTCTAGATTCTTGGGAGTCTTGAACACTCTATATTTATCTAGTTGCCCGCCAGCACCACGTCTGTATTCGTATTCTTCCTCGACATACCTATTGACGAATTTCCAATAAGAACTATATCTAGTCTTATCCAGCCAATTCAAGATTGACCACAGTTGCCAAGGTTTATCTCCACAAGGTGTTCCAGAAAGACCTAGCTTTGCATAAGCTTTGATCTTCATCAAGTTCTTTTTTGTGGAACTATTTCTGTTTGAGATAGCATGAACCTCATCCGCTACCACAGCAGAGAAGACTAGGCCAGCCTTTTGAAACTCAGGTGCTAAATAATTCACACCTGCCCAGTGCATAATATAGATATCATGATTACGGCGCTTCATATCAAGAACAAAATGATCACGATATTTGCGATCAATAACCATGACATCTAGCTGTGGAATCTGTTCTTCAAACTTCTCTTTCCAGGATGAGAAAGTATTGATTGGACAGATGATTAGCACAGGCAATAGTTGTCCTGTACCTTCTAGTACCTGCCGAATCCATTCCACACCTAAAGCAATTCCTTCATAAGATTTGCCTGTACCCATTTCGCTAGCAATGAGTCCGTAAGGCAAATCTTTTAATTTGTCAACGTCTTCTTGCTGATATGGATACAAAGTTTTCATAATTTAATCTCACAGAAATGACAATATTGTTCTGGCACAATAGGTAAAGCTATACCACAGTTCTCACAGAACTTGTAATCAAGACTAACCCGAATTTTTTTCGGTGCTACATGTAACGATGTACCTGAAACACAGGTAAAACAGAAACAGATACCGTTAACAGTAACTAATTTGTGTTCACCCTTGTGGCCCATGATTGCCCAATGATTGATTCAATAACATTTGAGCATAGGCTTCAGCCTGACGCACGTGATCATCAAAGCCCTTGTACTCTTTAGGACTACTCATATGATTCTGTGGATCAGGAATTGAGCCATCGGCTCTACGCTGAACAATCCATACCACAGAAACATCGTTGTTCGCCATCTGACAAAACTTACTACCACAGCTAAGGGTAAGTAACGTGCCATCATGACCTAGGTTTTGTTCAGTAACAACCTTGCCAGGCTGACTACATTCCGGGCATCGATTAGCAGTTTCCCAATCAGCCATTGTTATTCTCTTCTCTAAACGATTTAGATTCCAGTGCTACAACTCTAGCTTCTAATGCATTGTACTGCTCAATAACTTGAATTAATGTAGTCTGAAGTTTCGTAATTTGTGTAGCCATAACAGCATAGCTAGTAATACGACGCGGCTTGAATCCATCCTTTTTAACATTAGGATCACCAGAGTCAGCCATATGTTTCCAATGTTGAGCTGTAGGAAACTCAATGAGTTTGTACTGCCCCACAGAAGGTCCGGCACCGCGACGCATTTCTTCAATGCAACCCATGTTTCTAAGGTTGGAAAAGATCTTACTACCAGTCACAGAGGAAAATCCTAGCAACTTAGTAATATCAGAAACTCTTCCTTCCCAAACTCCATACTCATCAGAGTCTTCTGTCATTAACTCATAAGCTCTTTGACAATGTTCAAGCATCACAAACCCAATCCAGCAAAACGCTGCTGCTTTGTTTCAAAAACAAAATCCTCTTCCTTTACCACAGAATGGGCGTTTTGCGCATCTAAAGATTTGGAGATTGAATTTGCCATAGGCTTGCACGCCAATAGAATTAACGCAACGCCCAAAGGTATGCCAATGATTGTAGCGCACAGAGCTGCCCCAATGATAATACCTGGCACAGTAATGAATGTGGCCTTAAGAGTTAACTTCAAGAAGGAGCCGATGGAAATAGAGGAGGTCTTGTGAGTCATTATTTTTTTCCTTTATCCTTTCCTCAATATCAACTAGGATAGCAGCAAACCAGCTGCGCTCCTTGATCCAAAGATCTTCCAACTCAAATCTAACAACATCCCAATCCCATTTGTTAGC